TATTCACAGTTACATATGAAAAAGATTATACAAAAACTTATACAAAGATTTGGTCTAAAGATTGGGACAAAGATTATACAAAAACTTATACCAAAGCATATGATAAAGTATATGAAGGATCATTTGATGCAACATATACAAAAGTTTGGGAAAAGAACTATCTAAAAGATTATACTAAGGAATGGGAAAAGGCCTACGATAAAACATACGAAGGTTCTTTTGATGCAGCATATACAAAACTGTATGCAAAGAATTGGGTCAAGGCTTATGATAAAGACTATGTTAAAACTTACACAAAGACATATACTAAGAACTGGGTAACCAACTATGATAAAGATTGGTTGAAAGACTATGAGGGTTCATTTGATGCCAACTGGGTCAAAGCCTATACAAAGAACTGGGTTAAGACATACACAAAAGATTGGAACAAAGATTACGTCAAAGCGTACACCAAGAACTGGGTTAAGAACTACGATACAGTATATGAAAAAAACTATGTAAAGACATACACTAAACAATGGGAAGTAGATTGGAACAAGGAGTACTTAAAGAACTATGAAAAGTCATACGCTGTACAATATGAAAGAATATGGACAAAGATCTGGGAAAAGAATTATACCCGTAACTATACAGCCACATACACAAAAGATTACACCAAGGTATGGCAAAGAGACTATGAAGGCAACTACTCAGGGTTTATCAACTATACTGGTCAATTTGTTTCAAACTACCTCAAAGACTATGTTGGAGAAGTAACAAATACATATTCTGGCTTTGTAAACTACGAAAAACTGTTTACTAAGAGCTGGGGTCGGATGTATAATAAAGAATATGTGAACGATTGGGCTACCACTCAACAGTTCCAGAAAGAGTATGATAAGGATTATACAAAAACATTTACAGGTATTTTTACAAAGACGTATTCATCTATTCATACCTATGAAGGAACTAGAACGGTAAACTATGAGAAAACATATACAGCAGACTATACCAAATTATATGCAGCTGATATAACTTATGAAAAAGAATATACAGCTACAAGGTCAGAGAATTTTGAAGGAGCATTTACTAAATCTTATTCAAATGAAACTGATTATGTCAAAGACTATGATAAAGAATACGAAGCTGTATACTCAAGTAATTTTGGAAGTATAAATTATACTAGTGTTGCAAAGTTTGAGAAAGCATGGCAAAAAGCATATGCAAAATTTTATGATGCTAACTATGCAAAGAACTATGAAGGCTATATTGACTTTACAAAAGATTACAATAAGGATTATGAAGGTACGTTTACAGGATATTTTGAAAAGAACTTTACAAAAACCTATGCTAAATTGTACACAGTTGACTATTTGAATAATTATATAAATACATACGTAGATACAACAAACTACGTTGGCACAGCATCTACACTTAAATTATGGGTGAGGGTTGCATAAGGAGTAAATAATGAGTGATGTGATAGACATTGATCCTGGAGCACATGGCTTCAAGGTTGATGTATCAGGTAAAGTTGCCAGTTCAGAAGCAGAGTTGGCTAACAAAAGAATCGATGCAAAGATTCCAGAATTTGATGAAGAGATTGACCACGATGTTCCTCACAACAAGGAAGATGTGGTTGATGAAGTTTACAAAGAAAGTCTCAGTAAAGATCGTTCAGACCGTTTAGGCTTAGTCAGACCTCCTGACAAGAATATGAAGACATCATGGATGCGTGATCCTGTTGAGGCAGATGACATGGAGGAGATTAAATTGGCAGAAGAAAAAGCGGTAGAGCCTGATTGGCCATTTGGTGATGGAGAACCTATCTATGCATTCTTTTCTAATGATGCAAGAACAGTTCTTACATTCTTTCTAAGAATGCCAGATGATAGAGTTGAGAATCATACTATTGATTCAGCTCCTATGCATGAAGCAGCATGGCACCATCTAAGAAAAATATTCACTGAAGACCAACTGAATAAGAATACTGGTCGCGAGATCAATAAGATCCATAGGATGCGTTCTAAAGAAGAAGAGGAAGAAAAGGAACGTGAATCCAAAATGAAACAAGAAGGTTTGTTTGGAGCTAAGGTTGAAGCATTTGAATTAGATGTAGTAAGCAGATCCACAAACAGAGAATTGAAGTCAGCAATACGAAAGTCAAAATCTACAATGGAAGTTATTGCTACTGTAGGTGCTCTCATTGCTCTTGATCATATGGAGTCTAAAAAAGAAGATGTCGCAGAAGCAGCAGAATAATGGTTTTCTGTACGTTGGCTCTCTAACTAAACCTTATTATGATGCTGCTGTAATGTCTGCTGAGTCCATTAAGGACTGGTGGCCAGAAGCTAAGATAATGTTGTTTACTCATGAGCCTTGGGTACAAGAAAGAAGAGACTCAAGAATCTTCGATAAGATTGTAACTAATATTCCATGTCATTGTAGAGCTAAGTTATGGGCTCTTAACCAAACAATCTTTGACAAGACATGCTATATGGATGCGGATACATATTGTGAGTCTGAAGACATAAAGTATATCTTTGATGATTTACCTGACAACTTTGATATGGCTATGACTACAAATAGACCATACAATGCTAAAGTTGTATACTTTATGAAAGACAGAGAACTTACTCATTACAAAGAAGAAGATAAGAAACTTATCTGGGAAGGTGGCGAACCAGATGGTAAGCCTTTGTATGCTGTACACTCATGGGAAGATAATGCCAAGAATGGTGTGTATAGAATGCTATGGCATTGTGGAATGTTTATATATAATAATAAGCCACATACATTAGATATGCTAAACAATTGGTATATCAACTACAGGGAGCAAATAGAAAATAAGAAAAACTGGCACGAAAAGTTTGAACATCCAAGGTCTCTATGGTTTTGGGACACGTATGCTTTTTGGAGAACAAATTTCTATAAGAATTATAATGTAAAGATAAGAGAGATCCATCCAAAGTGGAACTTTGTAAATGGATATCGAGATTTTGAGTTAAGTGAGAAACACAAGAAAGTTATTCACCACTATACAGTACCATCAAGACCACAAGACGAAGGATTAATAGATGACCCCAATATATCAAATACAATCGGAAATTTTGACATACTTAGATGAATGGCAAAAGTTCATCTGGGATTTAGATCTACCAAATAATTTTGGCCAAGGAAAGAAGTTCAAAGCTCGTGGTGGTAAGTTCTTCAAAGAAGGTAGATCAGAGTATGCAAGTTCTGTTGAATGTCTTAACTCTCTAAGACACGATGAGCATGATGGATATCCTCCAGACTCATATGGATATGATTTCAATCAAATAGCTACATGGATAAAGTCTGGTACTTTATCAGCAGATATAGGTAAGCCTTTAGCTGAAAAGAGTCAGTGGTTAGATGACAATCTTGGAGCCTACTTGGGGTATAGGTTCTGTGCATTGAAAATGTATTATCCTCCACAAGGATATATCTCGTGGCATACTAACTGGAATGTACCAAGTTACAATATCTTATTTACTTACAATCCTACTGGTGATGGTTTCTGGAGACACATCAATCCTACTGGTTCAAAATCACATAAACCTAATATAGGAGAGAATGAAGAGAACGTAGTAACTATTCCTGACAAGCCAGGATGGTCATGTAAGGTTGGATACTATGGACGTAAAGAAGAACATGATAAGATTGTTTGGCATACAGCGTATACCAATGAACCAAGAATTACATTAGGTTATGTTATATACGAAGAAAGTATTTGGAAGAATACTGTTGAAGAGATTGCTGGTAAAGAGTTAGTATGGCCTCTAGCTCCATACGAACCAGAGACTGTACAAACATCATTTACTAAATAAACCTTGATCCAAACTTATGATACTCTTTATGTGACTTTTTACACACATTGACAAGTACATAGTATAATATTTTTTCATGTTGAGTCTTTACAGATTCATGAAGGTCGATGCCAGGTACTCTATAGTTTGTCATTGTATACAATAAGTACCATACATCTTTGACACCTTTGAATACAATGTTATCTAATCCATTGTACTCTATAGCCTTCTTGTATCCTTCCCATTGGTTCTGTACATTCATTGCATCATGTAGTTCTTTAACTATAGGTTGAATCTTTTTCCATTCACTATCTTGTTCTGCAACAAACATTTGGTTGAATAACTGCTGACTATATAACAACATAACAAAGCCATAGATCTGGCTATCGACCATCATTCTCATTTTATGTAAACCTTTCTAAAGTCCGTTTGGTACAATTATATAGTGTATTGCCAGAACAACACCAACCGATGCACCAAGACCAATCATCATCTTAAAGAAGTCTTTTCCTACAAGAGGAAACACCACTTTAAATTTTTCTTTGCCAGTCATAGTAGCCATGGCAAGTTCTCGACCACAAAGAAGTCCTACAAACACCCAAGTTGTTGACATTGGAATATCATTGAGTTCCTTAAAGAAGAATAAGATTACCCAATAAACACCATCAATAATGGTTGCACTTCGTACATAACGTGTATTGTGTTTCTCGAGGACAATGTTCTGGATCTTACCTCCACCTTCTCTAAACATCCACCATAGACCACCAACAAATACCACACTGATACACACCATAAGGTCTACTGGAATTTCTCTAGGAAGGAACACAGCAATGTTTGCCATGTCATGAGATAACCAAGTCCACCAAAGAAAACCTGTTGTAAACCATTGACCTACTCGCCAATATATTTTATGTTCTTCTTTTACAGGTTTTGCTTCATCTAAAATTTTAGTTACACCGATCCAGATAACATAAGCTGCAACAGCTGCAACAGCATATCCCATCATGGATTTCATCAACATTTTCTCTAACACAAAAGTTGAAGCAAATGCAGATAGTACTAAAAATGAAGTTGATACTGGTACACCTATTCGAGTAAGCAATAGAAGTAGACCAGGGGCCATAGCATGATACCATTGTATCTCTTGAAACGGTATCTTATTAAGTCGGCCATACGATATATCTCCACCGTACATATACCAACCATACCATAGTGCCCATAATAAAACAGATGATGCAGATAACCACATCACCTTCCAATTTACTCTATCGTTATTAGATGCAATCCATGTACCTAGGGTTTGCACAGAATCGTTTGCAATTACAGAATATGCAGCAAATAAAAAACCCACTGCCATCCATAGAGTTACTAGTTCCATAGTAATTTCTCCAAAATGGTTTCAAGTCACTTGTATTTAATTGACAAATTCATAAGTTATATTATCATTATATTAAAGTTTCATTATTATTTGGGTTCGTCTCTGTTTACCTTTCCTATAACCATTATACGTTTAGCTCCTAAGAACTCTCTTGACTCACCATAATATATTTTTCTTAGATGTGCTTGTCTTGAAAGTTCATTAGCTCCATCTGCACAGTTGATGTGCAACCATTTTACATTTTTATTATTATTACTTTGTAGTACATACAATTTATCTGGGAACTGGTTAGTTATGTACTTCATATCCATCATATGTTCACAAGAACAATTGATGACAACATTACCTTTAAGATCTAGTCTATCAAACACTACATCTTTGTTGTGAACTTTGACTTGAGGTAAATCATCTTTGTATATGTGCTCTGCAATATCACAAGTATACTCATCAACATCATAAAGATTGATAGGAATATCATAGCCCAAACGATTAACAAGCATTGGAACAATAACAATACCATACCAACTAGCCAGTATGTCGATGCCTCTAATTTTTCTATCACGATATCTTTCATCTACTAATGTCTCAACCAGCCACCATTTACTTTGTATCTGAGTCTCAAATACACATTCACTAAAATCTTTAAATTTATATATGTGCTTGTCAGCTACGTATCCCATACCTTTGTGGAAAAGCTGATGTGTTTTTTCTATTGAATAATGATGCATTAGTCACCCCAAAACTTCTTCAATGTATCATACTTATCTTCTACGTCATCAAAACATGCAACAACATGATCATCTCTCTTTGTGTATTCTGTGATATCTTCTGGAAAGTGTGAGCCATATTTGTATGAGTAAGCTAATTTTTTTGGAAAAAATTTTAAGCTGTCTCTATGTCTTCTGTACATCCAACTATCTAATCCATAAAAGGACTTGAATATCTTATCTTTGTTGTCTTGAAAGTCTTTGTATTGTTGTTCAAAATTGTTACCTTGAATATGCATGACAGAAGAGTTTACATCACAATGAAAGATATATTTGTTTATCTCATCACTGAACCATGTAGTCTTTAGTATTTGTCCTAAGCCAATAAACTTTGATAACTTACCATGTACAAAACAATCAAGGTCAAGATATATTGTATCATTCTCAAACAAACCTGGTTCAAATAAATTAACTTTATTCCACCATAGTCTATCTTGACAAAATGAATTGTATATCTTTGTTTCTATATTACGATCAAAGCCTCTAGGATTATCAGTCCAACATATAAAGTTGTTTACCTGATCTTTGACTTGATGAAATAATTGGTTTACAAACTCATGTCTGTAACCAACTCCTACTTTCATGCATACTACATCTAACTTCATAGATATTGTTTCCACTCTTTAGCAACCCATCCTGTCTTTATATCTAATGGGTCTGGCTCATGATCTTCCATAAACACACAGACTGCATGATCTGGTCTGTACTTATATTTAGCTGCGTCACCTCTCACTGTATAGTTGTCTGGATATGCAGCACCTCTGTTGAAAGAATATACAGATCCTTTTGGATATGTATTGATCTTACTTCTCCATTTTCTCCACAAGTATGCATCTGCACTGTAAAGTGATTGCTTGATTCTTCTATAGTTCTTACTGAAGTGGGTCCATATTTCATTTGTCACAGGTTGAGTATTATCAACATAAATTAAACTTGCATTAAACAACATTGTAAGAAAATAGTTTTGTCCATGCATACCTACATGCCAAGGAGGCATCCAGTCACAATCTATCATTGCTGGAGTTGGCGTATCGATAATTCTATCCATAGGACCAAGAAATAAATTATCGAGATCAGAGAATAGTATCTTACCTTCTATACCACATAGCTTTGGAGCAAACAATGACATCTTGATACCATCCCAGAAATACCACTGATCATTATCTACAATGTCTTGCCATAGCCATTGCTCTGTACATTCAACAGGCTTTATTTCATCATCTAAGCCTTCTGGATTTTCAGTCATACAATATGACTTAAACTCTTGCTTGATATGTTTCTTAGCCATTCTGTGGATTAAGTTTGGATACTCAGGACCAAACTTATCACCCCACTTCATAGTCATCAAGTTAATAATATTCAATACTCCTGATTACATGCTGACGTTCTGTCTTGATAACTTGTTCTTTCTCTTGTCTAACAACATGAAGAGCTGGATTATCTTTACTGTCCTCAGCATTAAGATCTACATACTTCTTGCCTTGACCATTGAGTAATCTAAACATAAAACCTTCTCTTCGTAAGAAAGGTGTCTTGTCTTTTGGAAAGAACTCTGATCCTTGTTCTGCTCCAAAGAAGTATGAGTATGCCCAACCTCTTGGTAGACAGTTTATAATATCTCTGTGATAATGATTAATGTATTCATCATTACCTCTAAACTTGAATGCAAACACTTCTGGATCATCCATAAATTGTTTTGCAACATAGTCTAAAGAATTACCATGCCACATCATAATGGATGAGTTAACTAATGCTGCAAACTCAAAGTCAGGATCAAAACCAGATACTTTGAATGCTTGTGATTCCCAGTCAATTGGTTTCCAATAACAATATAGCATTGTTAGTTTGTCCTTGACTGCATAGTCGCACATTGCATCAAAGTCTCTTTGTATCACTGTATCAAGATCAAAGTATATGTTGAGTCCATCACCAGAAATAGATTCATCAAACAACATCATTTTATTCCACCAACCCCACAGGTTGTAATCATTAACATCAATTATATTGATGCCAGGCATAGCTATTGTTGTTTGATTTGTAAGTAAGTTAAAATTGTATGGCTTAGAAAAGTTTGCATCTATCTGATTCTTCAGTTGATAGACATGCTCATCTGTATAATATTCTCTTGGATCAAACTCCATTTGGTATGGAGATTCAGTATGAACAGTCTTGATGCAATAAATGTTAATACGAGTCATCTATCCACCGCCTTGTAATAGTCAAATATTCATCCACCTTTGTTTCTTTCTCTCTGTTTTGATGTATGAGAGCAAGAGGTAGCCAATCTTTACATGCTACCCAATCATGTATTGTATGATGATCACTTATAGTAGAGAATGACAACCAATAATTCAAACCATGGTTCTTGAATTGTTTGAAGCTCTTCTCTACTGTAAATGCTCTAATAACATTATCAAATTCAAATGGCAATCTACCAGAAGCATGAAATTGATCTGGGTTCAAATATGCTTGGTATGTATCATTGTATGTTGTCACTAAGTAATACTTATACTTCTTATTATTGTATAATAATCTAATTGGATTAAGCTCATCATCTATAGGTTTTTCAAAAAACTTTGGTACCAAATTGGCCATTAGTAGCCACCTTCATTTGCTACAATGTGGGCGGGAAGCGGAGCGACTCTAAATCCTTCCGTAATTCTTCCTCTGCGAGTTTGCTCCATGAATGGGTAAAGCCTAGTGTCCATATGACTATCCCAATCCGCAATTTTAATCCACAGACCGCTTCTGTGTAGCGCTTTTCCAACTGAATCCGGGTTAAGGGGGAACATAAATGTATCCGGTTCAACATGTTGGCCATAAATTGGTTTCTCCTTCCATGAGTTGATATAGTCTACTGATAGACCATAATGTTCTGCACACATCTGAATCATGTCATCCATGCTCCAGTTGTCTACACTCTCTAATAAATACCTTCCATGTTGGCCAACGTTTTTGAAGCGTATCATAGCATGGTCAATATTCTTTTGTTTAAACAAATGCAACAATCTACTTGGTGCATCATCATTGATACCTTTACATAATATAGTTCCTGTGTCAACAATAAACTTACAGTCTCTTATATTTTCAAGAGCCATAACCTTTTGTTTGGCACATCTCAATTCATCAATAGCCTCATACCAGTCATCATTATCAACACCGTTCAATGACAAATAAACGTGCGATAACTTAGCCTCTCTGAGACTACGAGTATACCTTATACTAGCCAATTTCAGTCCATTAGTCAACAGGGTACAACGATGCCCTGCCTTTCTGATCCTGACTATTATGTCGGTAAGATCATTCCTCATGGTAGGTTCAGCTCCCATGATTCTGATCATAGTTCTTTTTGGGAATCTATTGATCGTATTTATCAATTTATCAATGTCCATGTCAGGAATATCTCTATTAGGAATATAACAATTTTGACATGTCATATTACACTGATGAGTTACATCTGCAGTGACATCTGTAAAGTGATTATCTTCCGGATCTAGTTCATAGTATCCTGGTAAGTTTGTCATACGCTTCCTCAGTGTATTCAAAATTAGCTAGTATTGCAATCCTTACCATATCAGACTTATGGTAAGAAGCGTGAGGATAACTTGGGTTAACAAAATAAACTTCACCAACGTCAATGTCTATTGTCTCCACTTTACCTTTTTGTACATCATTCCAACTCTTTGCAACTTTAAGTGTTATAGGATCTGATATAGGACATAACAAGTTATATGTGTTTGGAGGATCCATATGATATTCTAAATGGTGTCCAGGATCCATCATTGCAAATCTATGATTACTTGACTCAAATCCTGAGTGTATTGATATCTCTTCAGTATGAATTTGATTATAAAATTCACCTAGTTCGTATACTTGTTCTCCTGTACTAACACCAGCAACTGCATGCTCATGTCTATGCTCTGCAGTCTTTTCACCAGACAAATTCATAGGATCATCCGCTAAAGAATGGTATATAAATAAATTATGTGTAATGAGTTCTGGTGTCAATGAGCCAAGTTTTATGGCAGAAGGTAGCTTTCTATTCCTGCCATGTAGTCTCAATTCATCTTTTTTACTCATAATGTGACCATTTCATTGTTATTATAAATATATTTAGCTAAGTAATTTAGGAGCACATAATGGCAACAAAGGCAAATATTGTAATCGAACAAGGTGCAAGTTTCTCTACAGATATTGATATTACAGATGCTGCTGGTGCTCGTGTTGACTTGAGTAATTATACAGCAAACTCACAAATAAGAAAACATTTTTCTTCAACAAATGCTGCAGCTACTTTCACTTGTTCTACTGGTGGTACAAATGGAACTGTAACAATGGCTTTGACATATGATGTTACAGCTAATATTACAGATGGCAGATATGTGTATGATCTTACTTTACTTAACACAAGTTCAAATACAAAGATAAGAGCTGTTGAAGGAATAGTAACAGTTTCACCAAGGGTTACTCAATGACAAAGATATTAGAGAACAATCTTAACACATTGACATTGTATGGCAATCCTGTATCAGGATCAGCTAACAGGTTGTCTGCTTGTGAAGATGTTCAAGAAAGCACATTAGCTAATGGAGCTATCTTAGTTTATAGTTCAAATGAGAAGAAGTATATTCTTCAAGAAGATACATCGGATGGTGGTGAATATTAATGGGAGTCACAATTGCAATAAGTGGCAATACAAAACCTACTCCGTTACATGCAAACGGCGCCCCGCTGGCAAATGTTGCAGCTGGAACAATACATCTGGCTAACACAACATTGAAACAAAAATTAGTTATGCCAACAAAGGTTGTAAGAAGAGTAGATGACTTTGCTGATGTTGATACAAGTAGTGTGAGCAATGGACAAATAATTAGATACATATCTGCAAACGACACTTTTATAGCTACTAATAGAAATGTCGAGTTAGACGGAGGAGAATATTAGTGGCCATTCAGATTAAACGTAGTACCAATACTGCAACACCAACTACTCTTGAGTTTGGTGAACTTGCTTGGTCTGGTAATGGTGATGTAGTTTATATTGGTAATGGAAGTGCTGTTGTTGCAGTTGCTGGTAGAAGAGTAACAGGAACACTTACAGCTAACCAAGCTATTGTAGTAGATAGTAATAGTTTTATAGACGAAATAAAAACTGGAGGTTTGACACTCACAACTTCTGGTACAGCTAACACAAAGATTGTTGGTTTAGTTGCAAATGTTGAGTTAGCTAATTCAACAACTATAGCAACATCAACTGCTGTAAAGAACTATGTTGATGAGAATGCAGTCACTGGAGGATCAACTCAACTGAATGGTTTGACAGATGTCACTATAACTGATAGACAACAAAGTGACTTCATGATGGCATCAAACACAACTCACGTTAGAAATGTAACTGTAGCTGGAGGTGTCACAGCAACTGCTAATGATACAGTAGTAACATTCAATTGTGTCAACTCTTCAGCTGACTTTCTTTCTGGAGCAAACTTACAGTTTACAACGGCATTCAAAGATGGTGACGGAAACAGATTACAAATACTATACGCCAATGGCGATGCGGCCTGGGGGTAACAAATGGCAGTACCAAGTTCAAGATCTACCTTCAAAGAGTTATGTCTTAGAAGGTTAGGTAAACCAGTCATAGAGATTAATGTTGATGATGATCAAGTAGAGGATCGTATAGATCAAGCTCTACTTTATTATCAAGACTATCACTTTGATGGGTCACAAAAATTATTTCTTAAACATGCAGTTACACAAGATGATAAAGACAATGGTTACATATCAATATCCAATAGTAATGTTATTGGTATAATTGATATCTTTGATATTGGTGATGCATTGAGTACAAACAACTTATTCAACATAAGATATCAAATTGCATTAAATGATTTGTATGACTTATCAAGATATGACTTAGTTCCATTCTATATGAACTTCCAGAACATAAGATTCATAGAAGAGATATTAGTTGGTAAACAACCATTGAGATTCAACAGGCATGTCAATAGACTACATATTGATATGGATTGGGATAAGCTAGAAGTAGGACAGTTCTTAGTTGCTCACGTGTATGAAAAAGTAGATGGTGATACGTATACTGATATATGGGGTGACAGATGGTTAGCTGAATATGCTACATGCTTAATAAAATACCAGTGGGGATCTAACCTAAGTAAGTTTACAGGAATGCAACTGCCAGGAGGTGTACAATTCAACGGAGCTGATATTTTGTCTCAAGCACAACAAGAAAAAGATAGACTTGAACAAGAAATGATCAGTTCTTACTCTCTACCAGTTCACGATATGACAGGTTAATATGTCTATAACAAACGGAGTCACGAGTACATACTTCAATAAGTTTGCTCATCATGGTGAGCAAAATCTTATAGCTGATCTCGTTATCGAGTCAATTGCTATATATGGTATTGATGTAGGTTACCTTACTAAGAAGTATACTTCAGAAGGATTTGATGAGTTGTATACTGAAGAGGATCTTGCATTATTTGATACTGTAAGAGATGTTGCAATGTACATAAGAAACGTTGATGGCTTTGAAGGTGAAGGTGATTTCTTATCTAAGTTTGGATTAGAGATAAGAGATTCAATGACTCTGTCTGTAGCAAGAAGATCTTTTGAAACTGAAGTAGAAGCATTAGATAATATATCAAGACCTAGAGAAGGTGACTTGATATTCTTTCCTCTCAACGAAAAACTTTATGAGATCAAGTTTGTTGAACACGAACCAGTGTTCTATCAAATGGGTGCATTACAATTCTATGATTGTAGAGTAGAACTATTTGAGTATTCTAATGAAAGATTTAGAACTGGTGTAACAGCTATTGATGAACTTGAAACAAAACTATCACTTGATGTATATCAAGAAGTTCAACTACTTGCAGAAGATGATGAACCATTGTTTACTGAAGATGGATACAGATTACTTTCTGAAGAAGAAGATGCATCTGATGATAGTGCTGATGCTGATAGAGATTATGATACAATAACAGATGCAGAGAATGTATTCTTAGAGACAGAAGCTGATGCAATTATAGACTTTAGTGATGCTGATCCATTCAGTGAGGGTGGTAGGTTCTAATGTTTGGCCATCAGTTTTATCATTCTACATTACGTAAGTATGTTATTATCTTTGGAACATTGTTCAATGAAATAACATTAACAAGAACAGATAACAATGGTAATCGTGTACAAGATATCAAAGTACCTTTAGCTTATGGACCTCGTGATAAAACTATTGCAAGACTTGAACAAGATCCAGATTTAGATAGAGAAGCTGCAATTGTTCTTCCTCGCATGTCATTTGAAATGATAGGCTTGTCGTATGCAACTGAACGAAAGTTGAATACTGTAAGAAGAAATGTTGCTGTGCATGATGTAAACAATAAAGACAACTACAGGACAATGTACAATCCTGTACCATATGACATAAACTTTGAACTCAATATCTTCTCAAGATACACAGAAGATTCTACTAAAATTATTGAACAAATTATGCCATTCTTTACACCAGAGTTCACTATAACAGCTACTTTGATTCCAGATATGAACTGGACAATTGATATTCCAGTTGTACTTGAGGCTGTAACAATATCAGATACTTATGAAGCTGACTACCAACAAAGACGCGCATTGATACATACATTGACTTTTACAATGAAAGGTCAATTGTTTGGACCAGTAACTAAATCAGGATTGATCAAAACAGCAAACACACAATTCTATGTGGATACAACAACTAAGTTTGCTAACACCAATCCTGCTAACACTGTACTCAAATCAATTGCAACATCACATTCAAATGGTACTCAATTTACACTTCATTCTAGAGGAACAATCACACCAGGATTACTGGCAAATGGTTCACCAACTACCAATGCAAGTTTGACAGTGAATACAAGTAGCATACAAGCTAATGATAACTATGATTATATAACTAACTTCGAGGAGTTCTTTGATGGTGATGGAACAGGATAGACCTTTTAATGCTCACGCTGATCCTATTGCTAATGCTTTGGATATTACTCCTAATACTGCCCCTCTGTCATTACACTCATCTGAAAAAGCATCCACCCATGTACCAGCCAAAGGGACTGAAACCACCGAAAAAGATATAGAGTATGCAAGAGAAAATCTTTACCACCTTGCTGAAAGAGGTAGAGATGCATTGGATGGCATACTTGAATTAGCTAATCAATCACAACATCCTAGAGCATATGAGGTTGTTGGTCAACTCATAAAAACACTTACTGATACAAATGATAAGATTGTTGATATGCAAGCTAAAGCAAAAGATATTTTATCTGATCCAAAAAAAGATGGACCTGACAAAGTAACAAACAATCTCTTTGTTGGAACCAATGCTGACTTAACAAAACTTCTAGGTGGAAATGCAAGAGAGCAATTACTAAAAGATGATGATAAACGATGAGATAAGATTCTATAGCGGAGTTCCTCATTGGGCAGGAAAAGGCTATGTCTTAGATAAAGATAACATTCACATCATGATGAGATTTGAACAGACAGATATGTCTTTTCGTGATGCATGCTTTATGACTGCTGAAAAAATAAGAGAAAGAACTGATAAGAGAATAGTAATTCCAATAAGTGGAGGAGCTGAAAGTACTCTTATTTCATATATCTTTGATAAAGCTGGTATTGAAAATACAAAGATACATCAAATCTATAGTTTTAGACACCGTACATTAAACCAAACAGAATCTAATCAACTTACACATACAAGAGTAATTCCAAACATTTATCAACATGTTGATGTAGTAAAATTTGTTAAGTCAGATTTTTATCAAGATCTTTTCATCAAACAATTTCCAATAGTATCTTATGCAGCTGTACAGGCAGAAATAATTAACCACCCAGATATTGATCGTGAAAGAGATTACATCATATGGGGTACAGGTATACCATTGATGGGTAGGTTCACTCCACATAGTCCATTACAGTGCTATGAGCAATCAATAAGAAGATTTAGAAGAATAGCAACATTGCAAAATGGATTTGAAGATACGGAGTTCTTTGAAGATAATCCAATTATTCTTTCAGCAATATATTGTAATTTTTTCAAAAGACAAATGAATATGTGGAACGAACATACTACATTGTATGGAGTAAGATGGGATGACTATTGTAAAAAGGATTACTACTCACACTATTTTCCTGAAATAGGTAATTGGTTTATGGATAAAAAATCTCATCAAAGAGATTGGTATTGGTTTTCAAGAGAAGATATATCACATAGAACAAACCATTATATCAATATGAAAACTGGAGAGACATATTTCTCTAGTCCAAATAGAACTATCAACACATGGTACTTAGATGATGTATATGATGTACTTAAAAATGACAGGCCTGTCAAGACTATAAATAACATGGTAGGTCATATACATTCCATCAAGCCTTGGGCTACAGAGAATGATGATAGTAAAGATGGTAATGTATAGTATACTTGCCCGAGACGCAAAGCTTATTATACATAAAAAAACGGAGAAGTCAACGGATGTTTGAATATAATTTTAATTTAATTAAAGTAGTAGATGGAGATACTGTTGACATCGATATTGATCTTGGTTTTGGAGTGTGGTTGAGAAACCAACGTATTCGTATAATGGGAATAGATACACCAGAATCAAGAACGTCTGATCCTGTTGAAAAAAAATATGGTATACTAGCAAAAGAGCAAGTTGAAAAGTATCTTGTCAATTGTAAGAAGTTCAAATCTTTCAAGGATGAAAAAGGAAAGTTTGGAAGAATATTAGGTGACTTTGAAGTATATCATTCTACGTCAGGTAGGTGGATGCTCATGGCAGAAGCTATGATTCAAGAAAATTATGGTGTTAGGTACCATGGACAATCAAAAGATCTTATAGTGTCTGAACATCTAAACAACAGAACAAAGTTGAAAGAGCGTGGAATTATCCCCGAATGAAATCTATCTAGGTAATCCCAGACTCAAAAAAGCTGGAGTTAAACTAGATTATACAGAAGAACAAATCCAAGAACTTGTAAGATGTTCTAAGGATATTGAATACTTCTGTCGTACATATATGAAGATTGTCAACATCGATGAAGGTGTTGTACCTCTTGACTTATATGACTTTCAATTAGACATTATGAAGTCTGTTGTTCATAATCGTTTCTCTATATGTAAGATGCCACGGCAGTCAGGTAAGACAACAACCATGGTTGCTGTTATACTTTGGTTTATCTTATTCAATGAATCATTCAATTGTGCTATATTGGCTAACAAAGCAAGTACAGCTAGAGAGATTCTAAGTAGACTACAGATGGCATATGAATGGTTACCACATTGGTTGCAACAAGGTTTAGTTGAATGGAATAAAGGTAGTCTTGAATTAGAAAATGGAAGTAAAGTTCTAGCAAGTTCAACATCATCATCTGCTATACGAGGTGGCTCATTCTCTCTTGTCTATCTTGATGAATTTGCATTTGTTGATGCACAGCTACAAGAAGAATTCTTTGCATCTGTTTATCCTACTATATCATCTGGTAGAACATCAAGAGTTATGATTACATCTACTCCTAAAGGTATGAACTTGTTTTACAAGTTGTGGGTAGATGCTGAAGAAGGAAGAAATGAATATGTACCTATTCAAGTTCATTGGTCTGCTGTACCAGGTAGAGATGAGGCTTGGAGAGAACAAACTATCAAGAACACTAGTGAAGAACAATTCAGACAAGAGTTTGAATGTGACTTTATAGGTTCATCAAATACATTAATAAATCCAAGTAAACTTGCATCATTGGTCTTTCATGATCCAATTGCACAAAATGAGAATGTAAAAATATGGAAAGAAGTTGTAAAAGGACATGTATATGCCATCTCTGTTGATACTTCCAGAGGCATTGGTAATGATTATAGTGCATTTACTGTCTGCGACTGTACTGCTGTACCTTATGAAGTTGTGTGTACGTATAGATCCAACATTATTAGTCCGATGTTATACCCTAATATTATTTACGACATTGCACGTAAGTATAATGATGCTATTGTTCTAGTAGAAATAAATGACATTGGCCAACAAGTTGCTGATATACTTCATCATGAGTTAGAGTATGAAGGAATACTTACAGCTGAATGGAAAGGCAGATCTGGACAATTACTTACAGCTGGATTTGGTGGCAAGTCACAACAACTTGGAGTTCGAACAACTAAACAATTGAAAAGAGTTGGTTGTGCATCTCTCAAAACTATAATAGAAAATGATAGATTAGTAATTAATGACTTTGAAATACTAAAAGAGCTTACAGCATTTGTTGTTAGAGGACAAAGTTATGCTGCTGAGGAAGGTTATAATGATGACTTAGTAATGTCATTAGTATTGTTTGCTTGGTTGACAGGTCAAGAATACTTCAAGGAAATGACAGACATTGATATAAGAAAGAACTTGCTTGCTGCAAATGAAAAGGCACTGGAAGAAGATATGTTACCTTTTGGATTCTTCCAAGATGGTTTTACAGATCCAGATGATGATATGCAAAAGTATAGTAGTGACTCTTTGATTGTTGATACACCATATGAAATTGAAGGTTCATGGTAGTTGTTCTTTTATGATAGTGGAAAAATTTGTGTAATAGCATATACAAGATGTGGTCATACCAGTATGTATGAACACTTTGGATACAAGAGACCATACAAATTTTCTTATGAGGATGATCATTATAAATCTTTTGAAACAAGCAACACAGAAGAAAAAGTTGTTGTTATGAGAAACCCATATGAAAGATTGAGTTCTGCAGTAACAAATGCAAATCATTTAAGCATGTCAAAGTATCGTAAAAAATTTATACTTGAACATTCTAACTTAGAATTACAAAAACTTTTAGAAGTAGATACAAACTACAAAATTATACATTTTAAAAATCTATCTAAATATGTTGCTGTTGGTAAACGAACAAATCCAACTTACTCAATAAGACCTCCATACTACGAACAGTGGATGAGTAGTTTCTATACTGAAAAAGAAATGGATGATGAGTATGATGCATACCTAAGGATTGTTACTCAACATGAAGAAATGGATGTGAACAAATGGCATCTTCTAACGTAAAAGGTTGTCTTTTTATAAATAATCAGAAGCATATATGCTTTTCAAAACCTTAATGAAGGAGAATTAAGCCATGGCATTCCAAGTAAGTCCTGGTGTAAATGTTTCGGAAATAGATCTAACTACCATTGTACCTGCCGTTTCAACAACGGAAGGTGCTTTTGCAGGAACATTTAGATGGGGTCCTGTGGAAGTAGCAACTTTGATTTCTTCTGAAGAAGAGTTAACATCAAGGTTTCATAAGCCAGATGGTACTTGTTTCGAAACGTTTTTCACTGCTGCCAACTTCCTAGCGTACGGGAATCAATTGTACGTCAGCCGAGCTGTTGCAGCTACGGCTCTTAATGCTACTGTGTTGCAGAACCCTGCTACATCAGTAGACTCTAGTAACTCATCACATACTATCTTAATAAAGAACAGAGATCATTATGACAATGATGTTACAGTTCCAGGTGATGCTTCTTTCTTAGCAAAGTATCCTGGTTCTCTTGGTAACTCATTAAAGATATCTGTTTGTGATAGTTCTGGTGCGTTCGAATCATCAGTTTCAAACAACGTTTCAGGTATTTCAAACGTTGATTTAGATGTTGCAGTTGGTAACACAGAAGTAGTTATCAAAGCTGCAGACGTCAAAACAGGTTTCACATCAACAAGTAACGTAACAGTTGCTGAGTATCTTCTTGCTCAAAATACTGTTGCTAATGTTATGTCTAGCTTTGCTGTTGGTGATGTTATTGTTTTAGGTAATTCTTCAATTGGTACAGTTGAAAGAGTTATCACAGCTGTAGGTTCCACATCGACTAGTGGTGCTCTTCATGATAACAACAATGACACCATCTTTACTGCTACAGCAAACTTAACATTACAAGAAAAATATACATTAAGTACAGCTTTCTCACAAAACTTGGTTTCAGGTTCTGTAACTCGTAAGTGGGAATATGCAGGAAACTTTGATAAAGCTCCTGGTACTACATTGTATACTAATAACGTTGCTAATAACTCAGATGCATCTGATGAACTACACATAGTTGTAGTAGACCAAGATGGTGACATCACAGGAGTTAAAGGTCAGATATTAGAAAAGTACGAAGGTTTATCTCGAGCAACTGATGCTAAGGATGAGTCTGGTGAATCAATCTACTACTATAATGTAATTGATAACCAGTCACAATGGGTCCTTAACGGAGGTAAAAAAGTTCGAGCAGGATCTGAAACACAAAACTCAACAGCTGGCTATAACAACACAGCTGTTAATATGTCAAATTCTGCTGTAACGAATACAACTCCATTCACAAGATCGTTTACTATAGGTCGCGATGGTGGATCAGCAAACGTAACTTCATTCACAATAACTGGTGATTCAGATAGTGGTGAAGCAAACGTTGCAATTGGAAAGTTATCTGCTGCAATTGATGTGTTTAAGAATCCAGAAGATATTGATATATCAATAGTGTTAACTGGTAAGGCAAGAGGTGGCACTCATGGTCATCAATGGCCAAACTACATCATTGACAATATTGCAGAAGCAAGAAAAGACTGTGTGGTAGTTGTATCACCAGACAAAGCTGATGTTATCAATAACTTTGGTAACGAGTCTGCAAATACTGTCGACTTCAGAAATGCATTAACTTCATCTTCATATGGTATAATGGATGGTGCTTATAAGTATCAGTACGATAGATACAATGATGTCTACCGCTATGTTCCATACAATGGTGATGTTGCAGGTCTGATGGTTAGATCAGATAATACAAGAGACCCATGGTACTCTCCAGCTGGTTTCAACAGAGGTGTTATCAAAAATGTAGTTAAGAATGCTTACAATGCTGATAAAGCAGACAGAGATGTTCTCTACAAAAATGGTATCAATCCAATAACAACATTCCCAGGACAAGGTACAATCTTGTTTGGAGATAAGACATTGTTGGATAAGCCTAGTGCATTTGATAGAATCAATGTTCGTAGATTGTTCATTGTTCTTGAGAAAGCAATTGCAACAGCTGCTAAATTCACATTGTTTGAATTTAACGACGAATTCACAAGAGCTCAGTTCAGAAATCTAGTCGAGCCTTTCCTACGGGATGTTCAAGGTCGACGTGGTATTTTTGACTTCAAAGTTGTTTGTGACGAAACAAATAATACTGCAGGAGTAATTGATAGGAATGAGTTTGTTGGTGACATTTACATCAAACCAGCTCGATCAATTAACTTCATTCAGTTGAACTTTGTTGCTGTCAGAACCAACGTTGAGTTCTCTGAAGTCGTTGGACAATTCTAAGCTAAATAGATATAAGGAATAGGAGAGTTCAATGGCCTTCAATATTAACGAAATCAGATCACAGCTGTCCCTTGGTGGTGCACGCCCTGCTCTGTTTCAGGTTATAATGAACAACCCAGCCAACCCGGCTGGGGATGCGAAGCTGCCTTTTATGGCAAGAGCAGCTCAGATTCCAGCATCAACAATTGGAACCATCGAAGTAGGATACTTTGGTAGAAAGATTAAGATTGCTGGTGACAGAACATTTGCAGAGTGGACTATAACAGTTGTCAATGATGAGGACTTCCTGATCAGAAATGCTATGGAAGAGTGGATGCAAAACATCAATACTCATCTTGGTAACGTAAGATCTTTTGGAACTTCAGCTCCAGCTCTGTACAAAGAAAACGTCCAGGTTATCCAGTATGCAAAAACTGGAACACCGTTGCGCCAATATACTTTCAATGGTATGTGGCCAGTAGAAGTCAGCTCAATTGACTTAGACTGGAACACAACAGATGCTATTGAAGAATTTACTGTAACCTTCCAGTATGACTGGTGGGAAGTTGATGGAGGAACAACGGGTAACGCTGGCGGTAATTAAATTATATTATTGCGAAAGTGAAATTACATGGCTACCCTTTTTGGTTTTGAGATAAGAAGGAAAGCGGACGATCAGGCAACTGCATCGTTCGCTCCTCTTGCTTTGGACGATGGTGCACATCAAGTCTCTACTGGAGGCATGTATGGCACTTATGTTGATCTGGAAGGAGCAACACGTACCGAAGCAGAAATGATAACAAGGTATCGTAGGATGTCTATGCAGCCTGAGTGCGACATGGCCATTGATGATATCATTCATGAGTTTATTGTCTATGATGAGCATAACAGATTAGTAGAAATCAATCTTGACAAAGTCAAGGGCTTATCTAATTCAACTAAAAAAGTTATTCAAGAAGAATTTGAATACGTTCTTGACCTTTTAGAATTCAACGAGAAAGGTTACGAAGTTGCTAGGCATTGGTATATTGATGGTAGAATGTTCTATCATATTATCATTGATCCTGATAATGTCGAAGACGGTATTCAAGAACTGCGATATATTGATCCCAGAAAGATCAAAAAGGTCAGAGAAAACAAGAAAGAGAGGATCCCTGGAACGCAGGTTACAGTTGAGAGAACTATAAGTGAATTCTTTCTTTTCAATAACAAAGGTTTTGTAGGTTATCCTGGAGGCACTCCAACATCTGCTGGTCAAGATCAAGGTGTTAAGATTGCTAAGGATGCCATTCTTCACTGTACATCTGGAGTGATGAGTGAAGATAACAGAATGGTTTTATCCCATTTACACAAGGCTATCAAGCCTCTCAACCAACTACGAATATTAGAAGACGCAACGGTCATCTACCGGATAGCAAGAGCACCAGAAAGGCGTATCTTCTATATTGATGTTGGTAATCTACCCAAGATGAAAGCAGAACAATACCTCAGAGATATGATGGTTAAACATAAGAACCGTCTGATCTACGATGCTGAGACTGGACAAATCAGAGACGATCGTAAGTTTATGACTATGCTTGAGGACTATTGGCTTCCAAGACGAGAAGGTGGTAGAGGAACAGAGATCTCTACACTACCGGGCGGTCAAAATCTTGGTGAGATGGATGACGTACTATACTTCCAGAAGAAGATGTACAAGTCACTCAATGTTCCTGTGAGTCGTTTAGAACCAGAAACAGGAATGACGTTGGGTCGCGCAACGGAAATCAACCGTGATGAAGTTAAGTTTCAGAAGTTTATACAAAGACTGCGCATGCGTTTTTCAATGTTGTTTGATGCAGCATTAGAAAAACAGTTAGTACTCAAGGGTCATATGACACCAGAAGAGTATGCAGACATAAGACGTAACATAAAGTATGACTTCAAACAAGACAATTACTTTACAGAACTCAAAGAGAACGAAGTTATCACCGAAAGAATCAATACAGTCAATGCTGTTGATCCATTCGTTGGAAAGTACTTCTCACAAGATTGGGTAAGAAGAAACATTCTTAGAATGTCTGATGATGAGATTATGATGTTAGATCAACAGATCAAAGATGAAGCTGACACTGATACAGAAATGGACGCAGCGTTAGCAGATCCTGATATGGGCACAAATAATATTGACGGTACATCTGGACCGCCTAACGATTCAGAGCCCCCTAGTGACGGATAAATATAAATAATTGGAGAAAATTAAATGGCTGAACCTACGTTGAATGATATGATGAAAGCCGCTGCAGCTGGAGAACCAACAAAGTTTGCTGACTACTTCTCTGGCGTAATGGTTGATAGGGTTAACGACAAAGTTGATCAGATAAGACAAGCAGTAGCAGATAAGATAGGTGGATTAGATCCATCGAGTACTCCTGCAATGGAGTTAGGACCTGAAGAGCAAGGTGATATAGAAGAGCCTGAAGTAGATAATGAAGTAGAGTTACAAGCTGATAACGAACAAGAAGAGGACGAACAGTCAGATGAAGAGATTGAAACAGCTGACGGAACAACCGAAGAAGATTGATATCGTTCCTACTCCTGGTCAGGATAAGGGAATGAATGTCAGTTATAAGAATCCTGGTGTCCAAGGTGAGCGAGACTTCAAAGATAAGCATGTTATCGCCAAGACGGATTATCCTGTTCCTGAAAAGAATGCTGGAGACAAAGACGAATTGTTCTCTGGTGGTAAGCGTACTAAAAAGAAACGCATTGCAGATCAAGAAAACGAAACTAATTCACAAATGTATGAAGCTGCAATGAACAAGAAAGCAGAAGATATTGTTATGGCAATGAAGCGTAACAAATCTGACTTCGTTAAAAGATACGGAGATGATGCTAAGTCAGTCATGTATGCAACTGCAAACAAAATGGCTCAGGAAGATGTAGACTTAGATGAAACTCAAGGATTTATCTTAGAAGATGGAACTGAGCTTGAGATTGAACCAGATGAAATGCAAACAATAGAAGACGTGTTTGAAAGTCTTTCAGATGAACATCAGGATCAATTTGAAGTTTTATTCTCTCAAAACAGAGAAACCAATACAGCACTACGACAATGGGTTAGGAGTGTGATATGAGATTCAAGCCGGTAGCTAATAGTGCTGTGTTAAATGCATCGCACGTGCAATGTTCAGATAGCAGGTTTCAAAGAATCTTAAACACACATGCTTCTTCTGTTGCTAATGTTGAGATTGGAACAACAGATTCAAACGTAGTAAAGACAGTAATGGTTCCTGGTAAAGATGCTGGTGGAGCCTCTGAAGTTATCATTGATGTAGGTAGTGCAGATAATTATATCTCATTACATACCAATGTTGCAACTGTCTTTAGGACACCAGTTGCAGGAGACAACTAATGAAGTTAGTTACTGAACTCGTTGAACGTATCGATGTTAGTGTACAAATAGACGAAGAAACAAAAACAAAAAGTCACTTCATTGAAGGTGTCTTTCTCCAAGCTGAAATGAAAAATCGTAATGGTAGAATGTATCCTATGCCTACAATGCAAAAGGAAGTCAACCGTTACAATCAAGAATATATTCAAAAGAACAGAGCATATGGAGAGTTAGGTCATCCAAATGGACCTACTATCAATCTTGAAAGAGTGTCCCATATGATCAAAGACCTAAAGCAAGAAGGTAATAACTTCATAGGTAAAGCAAAAGTTTTGGATACTCCATACGGTAATATTGTCAAGAACTTGATTGACGAAGGTGCGCAATTAGGTGTGTCAAGCCGCGGTATGGGTACTCTAAGAGAGAAGGCAGGATGTCAAGTAGTACAAGATGACTTCATGCTTTCAACTGCTGCAGACATTGTAGCAGATCCCTCTGCACCTCAAGCATTTGTAAATGGAGTGATGGAAGGTGTTGATTGGGTTTATGATGCTGCTTCTGGACATTTCCAAGCAATGAAAGTTGTGGAAGAAACTAAAGACATAGGTAAGAAGTCTGTAAAAGAACTTCAAGAATCAGCATTAAGACTATTCGATAAATACCTAAAATCGCTATAAAAAACCGTAAAATTATAAATAAGTTTATTGACAAACAAAGGAGTCAACAATGGCAAGAGAAGAACTAGAGCAGAGCGAAGTTGAAGATCTTCGTGACGCCGAAGAAGAGATTCTTGAAGCCGCTGACGACGACGAAGAACAAGAAGAAGAGCTTGTTGAATTCCAGGCTTCTGGTGAGGACTCTAGTGTGGCCGACCCAATTGATACTGGATCTTCACGTAGGAAGGCGGACAAATCAAACGCAATGCCAATGCCTAAGTTAGGTAAAACTGGCGTTATTCAAAACGTAGTGGATATGTTTGCAAAGATGACACCAGGCCAAGCCTCAAAGGCTTACAAAGGTTTGATGGATTCTACAGGAAACATGTCATCTATCAAAGCTAAGGGTGATGCAAAGAGCCCTGTTAAACTTCACACAATGGCTAACATCAAAGTAAAAGAAGACTTAGAAGCATTGTTTGCTGACAAAGAAACACTCACTGAAGAATTCTTTGACCAAGCATCTACTATCTTCGAAGCTGCTTTGAATGCAAAAGCTACTATTGTTGAAGAAGCTCTAAGAGAAGACTACGACAAAAAGTTAACAGAAGCCAAAGAGGCTTACGAACAAGAACTTGAATCCAAACTTGATGAGTACTTAGAGTACGTTGCTGAAACTTGGATGAAAGAAAACGAAATTGCCATTGAATCTGCTCTTAAAGTAGAAATGGCTGAGAACTTCATGAACGGTGTTAAAGAACTGTTCAAGGAATCCTACGTTGAGATTCCTGAAGACAAGATTGACCACGTCTCCAACATGGAATCTGAACTCACAGAAGTTAAGAAGAAGTTGGATGAAGCAGTCAATGATCAGATTGAACTTAAAAAGACAATCAAAGATCAAAATGCTAGCATTCTTTTCAATGAAAAGAGTAAAGGCATGACCCTTAAACAAACAGATGAGTTTAAGGATCTAGTTGAAGGCCTTGACTATGATAGTATAGATGACTTCGGATCGAAGCTCGATACTATTCTTGAAACATACTTTAACAAGAAACCAGCCGCAACAGAAACTGAAATCAATGAAGAATTAGTTGAAGTTGAAACCGAAGATAAGCCTACGGGAATCTCTGACGGACCAATGGCTGCTTATGCTCAGGCTATATCAAGAACCCTTAGAACATAATAGATAGAACTTCAAGGAGAAACAAATGTTAAATGAAGATCTATTGCAGAAGTGGCAGCCGATCATTGAGCACCCTGACTTAGACAAGATTGGGGATACTCACAAGAGGAACGTCACAGCTGTAATGCTAGAAAACACGGAATCTGCTCTTCGCGAGTCAGCTTCTTTCAGTCCACAATCGTTGCTTGAAGCAGCACCTACAAACGCTATGGGTGCATCGTCTTCGACAGCTGGTGATGGTAACATCGACATCTACGATCCAGTTTTAATTAGCTTGGTTCGTCGTGCAATGCCAAACTTAGTAGCATATGACATCATGGGTGTTCAGCCTATGACTGGTCCTACTGGTTTGATCTTTGCAATGCGCTCACGTTACACTAACCAGACTGGCGATGAGACATTCTACAACGAAGTTAACACTGGCCATGCCATGGACAAAGATAGCTCCACAAACACCAACGTTGGTGGTGCTACTCAGAACCTTGGTACATTCGTAGGTAATGGTTATCTAAACTCATCCGCTTCAAATATCGAACTGTACAACTATGCAGCCGGTATGACGACAGCTCAAGCTGAACGCTTGGGTGATGGTTCCGGAAACGCCTTCCCAGAAATGGCATTCAGCATTGAGAAGATTGCTGTGACTGCAAAGTCCAGAGCTCTAAAAGCTGAATATACAATGGAATTAGCACAAGACCTTAAAGCAATTCATGGTCTTGACGCTGAGTCCGAATTAGCAAACATTCTTTCGACTGAAATCTTGGCTGAAATCAACCGAGAAATGATTCGAACAGTTAATGTTATTGCTAAAGTTGGCGCCCAGGATGACACAACTACTGCAGGTAAGTTCGACTTAGACACCGACTCTAACGGTCGTTGGATGGTTGAAAAATTCAAAGGTCTGATGTTCCAGATCGAACGAGAAGCTAACAGTATTGCAAAAGGTACAAGGAGAGGGAAAGGCAACATGCTGATCTGTTCTTCAGATGTTGCTTCCGCACTACAAATGGCTGGAGTACTTGATTATACTCCTGCTCTTAACTCTAACAACTTGCAAGTCGATGATACAGGCAATACGTTTGCCGGTGTCCTCAATGGAAGAATCAGAGTGTACATTGACCCATACACAACTGGCAACTACATGACAGTTGGTTACAAGGGCTCTAGTGCTTTTGATGCTGGCTTGTTCTACTGCCCATATGTACCACTACAAATGGTACGTGCGGTCGGTGAAGACACCTTCCAGCCAAAAATTGGATTTAAGACTCGTTATGGAGTCATTGAGAATCCATTTGCACGAGGTCTTACAGCTCTTGCAGCTGCAGGTACACTTTCTGCTGACTCGAATGAGTACTACAGGAAGATTCTTGTTGAGAACATTATGTAATCTCGACTGCATCGAGATCAAAGGGTGGCTTCGGCCACCCTTTTTTTTATATAAATAGAAGTATGATAGTTAAGCAACAAGTACTGGTTAACGTCAGATATTGGATGCCCGATTACAATAATCTCCTTCAGGAGTTTTATTGGGGAACTGAAGACATTGTACCAGAGTATCCTAGAGTGCATAGGTTTTTAAATTTTTGGCATCATAACATAGATGCTGTCATTAGTGAAGTATTGATTGCTAATGAATATAGTAGAGAATATAGGAGCGTAGATTGGCTACTCCATCGTCCGGAGCACTAAACGATCAACCAGATAACACTCAGTTTTTATCACCACTGGGTTTCAACTTCTCGATCAAAAAGCTACCAAATACAAACTACTTTGTCCAATCTTGTAATGTACCTACAGTACAGATGGGTGATGCAGTACTAGCAACCCCTTTTGTTAACATACCAACTATTGGTGACAGAATAGCATATGCCGAGTTTCAACTTGCTTTTAAGGTTGATGAGGATATGAAAAACTATATTGAATTGTATGATTGGATGTTACAACTTGGCTTTCCAGAAGACTTTGCTCAATCAAAAAATATATACGAGAAGCAAAGACAAGTTGACTTTATGGCAGATGGACCGTATAGTGATGCTACACTAACTATATTGAATAGTGCTATGCAACCTAATCTTGAAGTACAGTTTGAAGATTGTTATCCAACAGCTTTGTCTGATTTACAATTTTCAACAACGTCTCCTTCTGTAGATTATATTGAATGCCAAGCAACATTTAGATATAAGTTGTTTAGAATACTCAGATTGTCATCATCAGGAACAGAGGACACTCAATCTACTAATATTATATAATGGAGTTGTAATGAGTTTTATTGAACCGAAGTGCGTCGAAGGCGCCTTCTCTGAAGACTTACTTGTAGACATAAAAAAGAAATATTGTTCATGGTTCCAATCAGGATGGAAGTCTAATGAACGAAATACGTTTGAGTATGGACACGGCCAACATAACATAGTAAAACAACCTAAGTTCTTTGATTGGGATATGATATTGTCTCCAAACATTGAACAAAACCATCCTGTTATGTTAGATGCATTTGATGTATTACAAGAAGTAATTGGTAAAAGATCATTGTTCAGATGTTATACAAAAACATATCATTATGGACAAGATGCATATCCTCATGTAGATAAACAAGCTAAGAGGACTGGTCCTGCAGAAACAGCTATACTATATCTAACTCAGAACTGGGATCCAAAATACTATGGTATGACATTGTTGTATGAAGATAATGAAGTATCTGTTGCAATGCTACCAAAGTACAACAGGTTGTTTATATTTGATAGTGCACAACTACATTCCACATCACCACTTTCAAGAATAACTCCATTTGAAAAAACTATTATGGTATTCAACACTGCACCAATAGGCTTTGGTGATGAAGGTGTCAAGTATCTGTTTGATAATACAAACAGTGTAGAGCATACAGGTAGACCATTCTTCAATCATTTGTGGAATGTTTATATGTATTGTGAACAACTTGGTGCTGAGAAACCTGTATGTATGGCTGCACTGTGGCACAGTGTGTATGGGGATGTGTATAAGAAGCATGATGTCAATATGTTTACTCCTAAGATTGTTGAAAAACATATTGGTAAGGAAGCTGCTGAATTAGTCAAGGTCTATGGAGAAATGGGTGCAATGCTTTCTCCAAGATATGAAGCTGCTATCAATAGTGGCGACAAAAGATTCATGATGATAGAACTTGCAAATCTTGTTGACCAGAACTTCAATGGACAGTATAATGAAAGATGTCAGAAGTTAGTGGTAGCAATAGATGAACTTAGATGATTATTACAATGCTTGGGCTGAAGATTCAAAGATTGACAGAACTGAGCTAGGTGAGGAGTCTATACGTATACCTCAATTGCATCATAAGTATTATAGGTTTTATAGTGCAGAGAGGATGAAGTTAGTTAAACTTCAAGAAGAGTATAAGGTTCTGAAAAAAGACAAACACGATTACCTTTCTGGTATCATGGCAGAAGAAGATCTGAATGAACGTGGTTGGGAACCAAACCCTCTACGTATACTAAAAACAGATATTCCAATGTATATTGAGTCTGATAAAGACATTGTAAACCACAATCTAAAAATTGCATATGCAAAAGAAAAAGTAGAGTTCTTAGAGTCAATAGTGA